GGTAGGGAGAGAGAGGTCGGGAGGGAGAGAGGGCAGAAGGCCTCTCTCCCAGGTGTCAGTCTTCGTCGGGGGTGTGGCGGATGAGGAGCGGGAGGATACGGCCCTGGTCGTCTGGGGTCAGCGACAGCTCCACGTCCAGCTGGTCCATCATCCACCCGAGGGCCTGGAGGGAGGTGCGAGCTGCGTTCACCTGCCACTCCCTCCGCATCCGCTCGTCTGGGTCGGGGACGTCGGTCCAGCCAGTCTCCTCCACCATCCGGAGGAGGTGCCAGAGGATGCCGAGCGGGTTCATCGGTCCACCTCCTCCTCAGTCCCCAGGAGGTCCTCAGCACGCTCCACAGCCTGACCCAGACGTCCGAGGTCGCCCTCCCTCCACGCCTCCACGACCTCCGTCAGGACCTCCTCCAGTCTGCGGGAGTGGTAGGCGACGGCCTCCCACTCGGCGTGGAGTGCTGCGTACTCCGACCGCCACTGTCCCACGTCCCGGTCGTACCGTTCGCGCAGCGCCTTCAGCTCCTCACGCTCGTTCCAGTAGTTCATCGTCCTGCCTCCTTCGTCTCAGCGGGTGTGGTGTCCATCGTCTCCGGGTCCACCTGACGTACTACGCCCCATCCGCTGCACGTCTCGCACGACAGCCATCCGCAGCCGTCGCAGTCGTCGCAGGCCACGTCGCCTCGACTGCCGCAGCGCCAGCAGGGCAACACGCCCTCCTCGCACTCGCCTCCGCAGAGGCAGGGCTCGTCTCCGGTCCACCACGGGCACGTGTCCGTCCCACTGCCTCCACAGCGAGGGCAGTCCTGGCGTCCACTACCGCAGCAGCTGTCGCAGACGAGGGTTGCACGCCCTCCACACGCCTCACACGTCGTCCATACGGTCTCCACTGTCTGTCACCTCCAGGTCTATTGATAAGGTAGGGTGGGAGGTGGTGTTCCTCCACACCCGCGTGTCATCGTTCGGTCTCCGTCTGCTCGGTCTCCTCCGTCTGCTCGGTCTCCATCGCCTCGGTCACGGTCACCTCCACGTCCGCCTCAGTGGGTGCATTCTGAGCCATCGTTGCCAGCGAGACCATATACGAGTGGCGGAAGCGGGTGGCGAACTCTAGACGGGCGTCATCTACGGCGTTCGTGAACGGGCAGGTGGACTTGTGCCGGTACCGACCACTGAGCAGGTCGTCCTCCAGCTCTCCGACCAGCTTCCAGATGGCGTCCACCGGGTCGTTAGACTGGGCAATAGGCTGCAGGTGGTGGATGATGAGGGTGTGGAACGTGACGCGCTCCAACCACGGGCCTAACTTGCTCGGGTTGACTGGTGCCTCAGATAGCAGCTTGGCGAGCGTCTGCCAACTATGTACCAGCTGACTGCGTACCTCTTCTCTACAGGCTGCCTGAATCTGTTCTCTCGTCATCATCGTTCTGCCTCCTTGATAGTTTGTACTAGCCAGTGCAGGGCAAAGTATGTCTGTGTGATAGGGTCGCCTGGGAAGGCGGAGAGATAGCCTGATAGCTTCCACCGCCACCCATCTGGCAATCGTAGGTTCTGACGGATGGCGATAAGTTCTACGACCTCCTCAGGCAGTGCTGGGCGTGGGTCTGTAAGGACCGCCTCGGTCCACTTGGTCAACGCGCGGTCGTAGGCCTCTGGCCACCTGCATTCTGATGCATACATCTCGTTATCGGTCGTCAGGCCGGAGAGGGCGGTTAGCAAGGCCCTCTCCACTCGCGTGAATTCCTGCTCTGCGATTCTACTCATCTGCTTCCTCGTCCACTTCATCGTTCTGCCTCCTCGTCTGGTAAGGTTAGGTGCTGTACCAACCAGTGTAGCGTGAATGATAGCACGTACTTCTCAGGGCATCCAGCAAGGTATAGCTGGAGTTCGTATTCCCAATCGTCTGTCCCGCTGAGTTTGTGGCGCCAGACGATGATGTACGCAATCTCCATCACATCTGGGTCACCTGGCTGCTGTTGTTCAACCGCACGCGCCCATTCTGTAATCACGTCCCAGTACTCGCGACTCCTTCCGTCCATTCTCTGCAGCGCCTTGATTAGCGCGCGCTCTATTCCTACTGCGGCTCCTATCGTCATCGTTCTGCCTCCTATCTCTGAGAGTGGTGGGGAGGGATGGCTTCCCTCCCGTTCTGCTTACAGCTGGCCCAGAAGCCTGGTAACGGTGTACCAGTAATGTTCCTGATGCCAATCGTCGCCAGCGTCAAACGCGTCTCCGAATTCCTCCTGAACCCATTTGTCAACTTCTGCCTTCAACCGGTCTGAAGGTATCCCGACTCTCTGGCAGACGTATTCAATATCCTGCCAATCCGGGTCCAGTTTTCTCAACTCGGCACTGATTTCGTGAACCAAGTCGTAGAAACTTTGCATCTCCAACTCGTACTCAACCGTGATTCGCCAATAGCTTCTCAGGTCGGTAACCATCGCAACCGTCTGCTCTGATACGGTTTTCATCGTCATCCTCCTATCGGTTTGGTTAGGCGGGGAAGGGAAGGGATCCCCTTCCCCAACTGAACCTTACGGTTCTATTTCGTATCCCATTAGGCCACCCTTCCGGGATATTGCAAACACGGCATCAAACAACCTGCATTCTGCAGCTGCCGCTTCTCCTAACGGGCCCCCATATCGCCCGGTCTGGTAATCCTTACCAGCTTCCAGTTCTGCAATCTGCTTCCGGATGGCTTCGATTGGGTCTTCAGCTTCCAGCACCTCCTTATGGTACTGGATAATCTGCCGGTACTGAACTATTAGCTGAAACCACCGGCCCAACTGGTCCAAGCTTACGGGTTCCTCATCTCTCAGGTCTTCCAGTATACCCGCCAGCTCCATTCTGCATATCTCCAACTCTTCCTGCGTTTTCTGCAGGATTTTCTCCCGAATCTCGTTCTGGTTAGCCATAATACACCTCCATCTGGTTTTGGTAGGGAAGGGAAGGATTCCCTTCCCAATTTGGTAGGTTATGCGATTATTATCGCTAAGCTTACAACCCACCAATAATCCTCTTCATCACCGGAATCTGGGTCAACTTCTGACAACCTATCGTTCAGGTATTGGCGGAACCCGTTTACATCTCCACCAATTTCGGTAACCAGTTTCTCCAGTTCCGGCATACTTGGCTTCGCGTTTTTCAACGCATCCACCATTACTTCCCGCATCTGGTAGATAGCTTCGGAATCCAATTCGTATTCCGATACTATCCTTGCCAGGTTTCTGGCATCAACAGCAAGCTTATCCAGCATATCCAAAACCTCCTATCCGATTTCGCAATCGCAATATTTGCAATCGCAATTTTTCTAATTCCGATTTCGCAATTGCAATTTTTGCAATTACAATTCTATTGCTAATAATTATATATTCGCCAAAAACTGCCCCGGGTAGCAGAATGTTTGGAATGCGGGCGCATAATCGCAGTCAATACCCGGGACTCCCACACCCCCAACCAGTTCGGTTGGTGAATCCCCTGGAATCCCACCAAGATTCCCACGGAATCCCCGGGAATCCCCTAGGGACCCCTTGATTTCCCTAGGTGGTATCCAATATAATATCTTCGGAGGCTCGTATATGATGACGGTAGACGACCGGTTGGCACTCATATGCACCCTCCTCTCCGAGGGAGTGGACCGTCGTACTGCGTGCAAGGCGGTCGGTTGGGACCTCCACGACCTCCGACGTCACCTCACACCCTATTGGGAATCTCGCATCCGGGAGTGTGAGGCCGTGTGGGCGATCCGTGCTGCCAAAGTCGTCACCAGACGCATCGCCGAGGACGACCCAGATGTGGCCCGGTGGTTCCTAGAGCGACGAGTACCGGAGGCGTGGGGTAAGCACAGTACGGTCGGTTCAGCGGTGGACCGCATAGACCACCCATCACACCAGTTGTCCCGAGAGTTGGTGGACGCATTACACCACTTCCTCCTCACCCGACAGATGTCCACCCCACCGGATGCGTTGCCAGCCGTACCAGTTGCCGATGTGGACACCCACGATGTGGACACCAGTCTCATAGATGTATCCGTGGAGGAGGTGGTAGACCGATGACGGAACAGCGGACGACGGAGACACCGACGTATGTACCACTCACCGACAAGGTGCCGGTGGAGGTGTTGGAACGCATTCCCGCTGGGTGGGCGTACTTGCGGAGTGGTGGTGAGTGGATGCCTGTGCGGCATCTAGTGTACCTCAGTCAGGTCATATGGGACGTACTGCACCGAGAGGACAAGGTGGGTGTCGTTGTGAGTATGCCACCACGGCACGGTAAGACGGAGTTCTGCACCCTGTGGATGCCGTTGTGGTATTTGGCGACCAATCCACGCGGTAGGGTGTGTGTGGCGACCTATAACGCGGACTACGCGAGGGAGTTGGGTGCGAGGGCGTTGGAGCGGTGGGAGTCGTTGGGGATGAGTGTGGACCCACGCGCTCGGAGTGCGGAGATGTGGCGTACGGGTAGCGGTGGGTGGTTCTACGCCGTGGGTGTGGGTGGGGCGTTGACTGGGCGTGGGTTTGACCTGTTGGTAGTGGACGACCCCATCAAGAACGTGGAGGAGGCACTGTCTCCCACCTACCGGAGGAGGGTGTGGGATTGGTTTCAGTCGGTTGCGATGACCCGCTTGGAGCCAGGTGGTAGGTGCCTAGTCGTTATGACGCGGTGGCACATAGAGGACCTGGTGGGGATGTTGCTGTCCGTGGATCCAGGTAGGTGGGTGGAGGTACGGTTGAGCGCGTTGGCTATGGACGGGGATGCGCTCGGTAGGTCGGTAGGGGAGGCGTTGTGGCCGGAGCGGTTCAGCCGGGAGTGGTTGGAGACCCGGAGACAGGTGATGGAGCCGCACTGGTGGTGGTCGTTGTATCAGCAGAGCCCCATCAGTTCTATGGAGAGTGGGGATGTGGTTGCGCTACCACTGTCGCTGTGGCAGGAGGTGGGGATGGAGTGGTGGGATAGTGACGTGTGGAAGCAGATGATACTGTCCGTGGACCCTGGTGGAAGTGGTCGGGGGAGAGATAGGTCGCATAGTGCGGTCCAGGTGTGGAGCGTTGGGGAGGTGGATGGTGCACCTCGGTGGTTGTTGCGGTCTGGGTGGAGTGGAGGTGTTGGGTTCGGGGAGTTGGTGGAGGTCGTTCAGGACGTCCTGCGGATGTGGGGTGTGTCCGAGGTGTTGGTGGAGTTTGAGGCGGATGGTAGGCCGTTGGTACACGAGCTAGAGAAACGGTTGAGCGAGCGAGTGATACGCCGGGTGAAGCCTAGGGGTAGCAAGGCAGCTAGGGTTGCTGCGGCACGTATGTACGTGACAGATGGTAGTCTGTGGTATACTCAGGCGTCCAGTGGGGTCAGCAAGGTCCAGATGGAGTTGGGGCAGTGGCCGAATGGTGTGCGTGATGACCACGTGGATGCGTTCACCCAGATGGTGTTGTGGTGTGGCAAGAAGCGGAGGTGGACGATATGGTGACCCTGGTACGTAGGTGGTTGAGTAGGTTGCTGCGCCGGGATGTCGCGACGCAGGTGTATCCACCACCCCAGCACAGTCGGTGGCAGGTCGTGTTCCCAAGGGGTGGTACCGATTGGACTCAGTGGGTTGGTGACCCGTGGACGTGTGGTGTCGTCGGGAGTGGGGTCTATTGGGTTGCTAGGTCTATGCTCGAGGCACCCATCCGGTACCAGGTTGGGGAAGAGTGGGAAGACCACCCGATACTGCAGCGTTTCGAGCGCCCGAACGAGCTATACGGGTGGGATTCGTTGGTGGTGGGTACGGCGTTGTCGTTGTTGGTGGACGGTAACGCGTACTGGTTGGACACTGGTACGGAGTGGTACTACTTGCCCCACGTCGGTTTGGAGGTACGGGTGAGTCAAGGACGGTTGGAGTACGCCATCCGTGTGGGGAATGGACAGACGATGACGCTGCCACCGGAGATGGTGGTGCACTTCCGGTACGGGTTGAATCCACGTAACCCGTGGTTGGGGTACAGTCCGCTCCAAGGCGTCTTGAGAGAGATTGCCACAGAGAACGAGGCGGCAACCTACTCCGCGGTACTGCTAAAGAACTTCGGTGTCCCTACGATTGTGATTGTCCCCAGAGACGACCAGTATTCTATCACCCCAGATGAGGCAAGCCAGTTGGAGGAACGGGTACGTCAGCGGTTCTCTGGCGAACGTAGGGGGTCACCGCTGATTCCGGAGATTCCGGTGGACGTGAAGCAGGTGGGGTTCAGTCCGGAACAGTTGGTGTTGGACAAAGTACGGTCGGTTCCAGCGGCACGTATCTGTTCCGCACTCGGTTTGGACCCCATCGTGATTGGGTTGCCGAGCGAGAACAAGACGTTCTCCAACTACTCCGAGGCGAGGGAGAGCGCGTACGAGATGACGGTGGTGCCACTGCAACGACTGATTGTGGGGACGCTCAACCACGTCTATCGTGAGGAGTTGGAACCTGGTCGGTTGGTGTTTGATTTGAGTAAGGTACGTGTGTTGCAGGGAGATGTGGACAGACGGTTGTCTGTGTTGTCCGATTTGGTGAAGAGTGGCGTGTTGACCGCCGAGGATGTGCGACCGATTGTGGTGAGGTTGTTGGGTGAGGAATGACGGTTTGGAGGTGATGGTATGACTATCTATCTGGATGCTGGACACGGGTTCCGTATCATAAACGAGGACACCCACTACGACCCAGGTGCCGTCAATAAGGAACGTGGGTGGGAAGAGGCGAAACTCGTGTGGACTGTCGTGACGACCTTGGGGACCGCGGCACGCAAGGCTGGGTATACCGTGAAGTTGGTGCGACCGAAGTTCGAGACGCCGATGTCCCTCGCACAACGATGTTCGTGGTTGCGGAGCTTGGCGTCTGAGTCGCCTGGGTTGGTGGTGAGTGTCCACTTCAACTCCGCAATCGGTAAGGCGAACGGGTTTGAGGTGTGGTACCATCGGCTTGCGGATGAAGCGTTGGCGAAGGCGATTGTGACCGAGATGGGTAAGCTGGAGTATCCGACGCGTGGTGCAAGGCGTGACCAAGCGTACGGTCGGACGTTGGGTATCTTGCGTACTGGGCATCCGAGTGTTTTGGTGGAGTGTGAGTTCATACAGGCGGTAGCGTGGGTGGAGAAGTGGTTGGACCGCGAGGAACGCGTCAAGTACTGCCAGGCGATTGTCCGGGGTATCGGTCAGGTGTTCCCAGTGAGGAAGAAGACGGGATGAGGTTCATTCGGTGGGTTTCCGGTGAATTCCCGTGGATTTCCATATGTTTCCTGTGGATTTGCCGGGTGATCCCTTGATTTTCACATAGGACGTTCATTATAATATAATCGTGGAGACGATGTCTGGGACTGTACAGTTGGTGTCGGGGTCTTCGCCGGAGTGGTTCACGTTGGCACACTCCGTAGACTCGGATGGTGTACGCGTTCGTGGGTATGCGTCCGTCTATGGCGTGTTGGATTGGTATTCCAGTATCCTGACGCCCGGTGCGATTGACCAGGAGGGTCTACAGTACCTACAGGAGCACGGTGTCCTGTTGTACCAACACGACCCAGAGAAGCCGCTCGGTCGGATTGAGGTTGTCCGGTCGACCGATGTTGGTTTGTGGGTTGAGGGTAGTGTGGTAGGTACGACGTACTCCGTGGAGGTGGTACCACTCCTTCGGAAGGGGTTGGTTACCGGGTTGAGTGTGGGGTTCGTTCCGATTGAGACGGTCGAGTTGAACGATAGGACCCTCTCCGACCTGGGAGTCCAGTTGTCCGAGCGGGACCGCAAACGGATTCGCCCGTGGAGTAGGATATTCACTCGGGTTCAGGTGTTGGAGGTGTCTCTTGTCACTATACCCGCCAACCCAAAGGCCTGGGTGAAGAACGGGTTGCACGTACACGTCCTGGATGTTTCGTCTCACCCGTCACCAGAATCGGAAGTGTGGCGGATGCGGTGGCAGTTAGCGCACAAAACTTTGTTGGAGGTGATGAAGCGTGTCTCAGACGCTCGATGAGCTGGGGATGCTCCTGGACCGGATGGAGTCCGGAGAGGACGTCCAGATGGCGGAGCTTGCCCGTGCGTATGAGGAGGCAGTTCGTGCAGTAGAGCGTGACCGACGAGCTGACCGGACTCGTGAGGCAACACTTCAGTTGCTGAGCCGAGTCGTTGGCAGTAGGTTCGTCGGTGAGAACGGTGAGTGGGACCCCACACCCGAGCAGTGGAAGGCGGTTGGGACGGAGGAGTACAAGCGAGCGTTCCACCGCTACCTGCGGAACGGGTTCTTGGGTCTGTCCGAGTTGGAACAGCGTACGATGAACGTTGGTGCGGATCCAGACGGTGGGTTCTTGGTACCGCCAGAGTTCGCTAGGGAGGTCCTTCAGCGGAAGCCGATGCCGACGTCTTACCTAGGAAGGGTTCGGCGGTTGACGATTGGTGCGAACGAGGTGGTGTTCCCAAGGGTTACCACTGGTGACGACATCTTCCCCAGTAGTGCACGTGTGCGGTGGCAGAGTGAGACACCAAACCCCGGTGAGGTTACGCTGTCGCTCGCTGGGTCGTTCGGTGCCATCCGGATACCTACACACACGATGTTGGTGTCCGTACCAGTTACCAACAACCTGATTGAGGATGCCGTAGTGGATGTCGTTGGTTGGGTCCAGGACCAGCTGGCTACTGCATACCAGTTGGAGTTGGAACGCGTGATTGCAGCTGGTCACGGTAGTGGTCAACCACGTGGTATCGCTAGCGGTGGAGTAGGTATCACCTCGTTCAGCTACACGGGTGGTGCGTTGAACGCAGACAACCTGATTGCCCACGCGTACAACTTGCCAGCACAGTACCACAACGAGCGTACGGCTTGGTGGATGAACTTTGTCACCACCAGTAGGGTGGTACGACAGCTGAAAGATGCGGACGGTCGATACATAATCGGGGATGCAAACTTGGGGCTGCAGGGACCACTCTACGCACAGAGCCTGTTGGGATACGATGTCTCGTTCACTCGGTTCCTTCCCACCTCGCCCACCCACTTCATAGTGTTCGGAGACCCACACGGGTACCTGTTGGTGGAGCGAGTAGGTTTCTCCGTGCAGGTGCTACGCGAACTGTACGCCGAACAGAACCTACAGGTGGTGCTCTTCCGTGCTAGGGTTGGTGGGGATGTGATTGAGCCGTGGAAGTTCGTGATTGGTACTGCAACTACTCCATAGTAATGAGGAGGTTGAAAGACGATGACTACATCAATTGGAGGACGACACAACTTTCGGCCGTTCCGGATAGACGGTACCAACCGTCAGGTGACCCAGAACGGGGATGGGACTCTCAACTCGGAGGCGTTGACGTTCTCTGGTGCGTCTGCAGAACAGCCGGTGCTCATTCTCTTCCACTTCGTGAATGGTGCGGCTGCAATTGGTACGACTTACCGACTACAACTCCAACGGCGTAACGATGCGAACAACAACTGGGAGACCATTCTGGATACTGGCGCTCGCGAGTTGGAGGAGACCGGTGCTGGTTTGGTGTCTACGATGGTCGTCGAGTTCGTGCCTGGGTTGTTTGGTCCGGGCCCACTTGCGGGAGCCGCGAGACAGTACCGGACGGTGCTCACTCGTGGTGGTGGTACGACCGCGTCAATAACGGTGACTGGGATAATCATCTCCGTGGAACGGGAGCAAGTTTGGAATACTCGTGGTGGTCGCTGGCTGTATACACCTAGTGGCTAGTGGAGGTGGACTATGGGGCAAGTCAAACCGAATGGTGGTAATGGCCGTCCGTCTCCACCTTGGTGGGAGGCCGTCAAGGGTACCGCGCACGGTAGTACGTTGGCGGTCGTGTTGTGGTTGGCTATGCAAGTCGGTCAATTGGACGCACAGTTGTCTTCGTTGACGGACAAGGTGTCTATGTTGACCGAGAACGTCCGCGAGCTACGTGAACGTGTCCGTGAACTAGAGAGACCTAGAGGAGGTGGTAGTCGTGCCAAAGTCCAAACAGACGACCGAGACTGAGGTGCACACTCAGTCGGAGAACGCGCTCAGTGGAGGTGAACCGACTATGTCAGAGAGCCTTGTCGGTATGCGGGTTATGGTACCACTAGTTGTTGTGCGACACGTACCCGTCTCACCAACCCATCACCGGGTGCGGGTGCTCGTTGGCGATTCGCTGGCGGAGATTGAGTTGGACCTACCCGTGGAGGTCGTGAACGAGTGGGCTGCTAACGCGACACCAAGTGGGTTGGACGTGGGACCTGTGTTGTCTGGGATGTTCGGCATACCGATGCATACGGGGTGATGAGAGATGCTACCGACACCAACGGACCTGCGTCAATATCTGACCTCCAGGGGTGTCGGTGGTGCCGCGGATAGTTGGACCGACGTACAGCTTCTCCGGTTGAGGGATGCGCTACTCGGTTTGCTCACGGTACAGACTGGGTGGCAGCCACTCATCGCAACTAGTCCGGTTTCTTCCGTTGTGCACCTAGTTGAGACTACACCCGTTGTGATTCCAGTTCCAGGAGTCCGACCCAACGACAGCACCGCAACTGTTCGTAAGTTGTCTAGTCAGTTCGGCTCAACGGAGGGTGTGTGGTTGATGGGTGACACAGACCTGATTTGGTATCCACACGGTATACCCGCGTTTACGAGGGTCCGTGTTGTAGGTGGTTCACCCGGTTGGTATGCAGTCAACGCGGAGTTCGGTCTGTTTGACTTGACAACAATACCGGTGGAGCTCCGAGAGGCGCTGTTGGCGATGTGGGCTGTGTTGGTCGTTGCACAACCGTCGTGGGCGTTGTCGGTGGCTACTCCGTCCAGTCTGAAGGAGGACCTGTTGTCCATCTCGTTCGGCCGTGGACTGAGTGACCAGTTGAGTTGGGTGACGCACGCACACCGCGATTGGGACGAGCTGGTACGCAAGTACCGAATGTGGAGGTTGATGTAGTGGTACCATTCAAACCGCATAGGGTACAGGTGTCTGAACCGAGGGACTCCGCAGTGAACTCGGAGTACCGGCTCGACTACGGTAATCCGGTAGAGGTGCCGTGTCTGTTGGTGCCGATGATGGGGACCGCTACGGTGGAGTTGGTGTCCCCGGGTGGTGTGTCCGTGCCGCTGAACACGTGGAAGATGTACGTCGACCCGCAGGACAAAGACAAGTTCAAGGTGGGTGCGTTAGTTCGTGGGCTTGGTCGAGTCTTTCGCGTTGTCGCCAAGCCCTCACCGGTAGAGGTTGGGTTGTTCCTTGACCACACCGCTATCTGGTTGGAGGAGGAGGAGCTACAACGGTGAGTTGGGACTGGCGTCGTGTTTGGGACTGGTTGGTTGGTGCGGTCCGGAGTGCGTGGGACCCAGTGACCATTCTGTTCGGTGTGGTCGAGACGGAGTGGAGTCCAGACGACTTGCCACTCGTTGCGATAACCATTATGTCCACCCAGGCGACAGAACAGTCCGGGACACGTGCGCTGATGTGGCGGGATGAGGTCACTATTCAGGCTCTCTGGTCACTACCAACGACGGAGTCCACCCTAGACTTTCTGGGCGGTCAGGTGCGCTTACTGACCGAAGAGTTACGCGTGAGTGAGACTCTTGACAATCTTCGGTCTGAGGTTGTGAGTGTGATGCCGTTCTCTATCCGGACGGAGTCTCAGGTGGTTGGGTTGGTTGTGACTCTTCACGTCTACCGACCGGAGGTGTGGTCGTGAGTAGTCCTGGGCCTCGACTGGCGTGGGACGTACGGATTCGTGCGGCTGGTGGTATTGTGGGACAAGACCGGTTGCCGCCGGAAGTACGGTCGAAGGCGCTCGGTCAACTCGGTCGGTCCGTGATGGAGTTCGGGTTCCGAATGTTTCGGGACCGGTTCACGCGTCAGGCTGGTCCGAGAGGTCCGTGGCCACAACGGAGTGGTATCTCTGGTGCGCTCGCTGTGGGGCTCACAGCCATCCGTGGGATACGACGGACGAATGCTGCAAGGCGTAGTCAGCAGCTTCCGGAGCTCCCACTGGAGGTCACCGACTGGAGAGTACGACTGGTTCGTAGACGGAGCAGTCGACGGTATGGGTCGAGGATTGTTGTGAGTCACGCCACCGATAGCACGGTACGGTTGCGGTTGCGAGTACCACGTGTATCCGATAGGGGAAGTGTGTTGTCGCGGGTTGGTCCGCTACTCCGAGACCGTGGGAGGTTGATGGCGTCCTTGACTCAACCGTCACACTCAGAAGGTATTCGTGAGCTTGCTGTCTTGGGTGGTGGAAGTGTTTCGGTACGGGTTGGAACGAAGGTACCGTACGCACCCATCCACGAGTTCGGTGCAACGATACCACTCACCAAGCGGCAGAGGGGACTGTTGAAGAAGGCGTACCACCTGGCAACTGGGGACACGTCTTGGGGTCTGCGGCGTGGGAAGACGGCGTTGGTCGTACCGCCGAGACCGTTCCTGGAGTTGGGCCCATCGGATACGCAGGAGTTGCGACGGATTGTGGAGGACTGGGTACAGCGATGGATATCACGACAAGCGCTCCCAGGAGAGGTGGCGAATACGTTGGGTATACAGTTCAAGTTTGATTTGGTAGACGCGTTCGGTCTACCACTGATGGAGACGAATAGGGTTGGTGGAGTACTAACCATTCGGTAGTAGGAGGTGACAATATGTCGTTGACGAGACCGCGTGAGATTGGTAGGAACTGTCGGGTGACACTTCGGTACCGGTCTGGTGGGAACTGGGTGTACCACCCAGATGGTACGAACCGTGGTGCGGTCGCAGATGGTACCGACCGAGTAATCTCTGGTATCGCTCGGTCCATCCGGTTGACCGACTCGGGGCCACCGATTGATGCGACTGCGATTGGTGACGCCCGTCGGATTATGGAACCTGGTACTGTTGGTACGACCCTAGTGATAGAGAAGCTCGTCATCAAGGACCTGTACTTCGTAGGACGGGATGGTACGACGGACTTCTTCCTCACGGGGTCCAAGGTGAACGGTTCCATTCGGTTTACCGGTGGAGGCCAATCGTATGACTTCACTGGGGTTGTGTCCAGTATTGACGTGGAGATTGGTGTGAACCAGGTCACCATCGAGCGGTGTACGATTGAGTGTGACACGTACGTCTAGGAGGCTAATGTATGAGTTGGACACGGTTTGGTGGGTCTACGAAAGACGCGGAACGGTTCTGGGTCGACTTGACTCCAGTTGTTGGGGAGGAGTACAAGTTGGCGTTCGTCCCACCGACTCTTGCGATTGTGTGGGATGCTTATCTGGATGCACAGCAGTCGCAAGTGGAGGGTATCCCGTACAACCTGTTGGGTATACTCAACGTGTTGTCCCGGTGCGTTATAGATGCGGTACCACCGTTGGATGTTGCACCGTCAGACCTGTTCCTGTCCCTGGCTACCTCGCCTGAGGGTACTCGGGTGTTGTCCCACATCTTTACGGAGTGGTCCACCCGAGTACCCGAACTTTTCCAATTCCAGCAGACGGTGGCTGAGGGAAAAGACGGTGGGAGTCCGGGGACCTAACCATCGAGCAGGTGATGCTGTTCGTGTGCGTTCGGTACCTACACCGGTTGCCGAGTGAGTGCCCGGAGATGACTCTGAGGGAGTTCGTGAACCTTGCTGCGTACGCCGAGTGGGAGTTGGAGACGAAGGCGAAAGCACTCCCCTCGGTGGAGGACCTGGAGTACTGAGTGACCGACTATGGCGTGGGAACGGTTTGGGTTTGAGTTCAACGCAACCGGAGCGGACCAAGTTGCGTCTGCCATCGGTCGGATACAGAACGCAATCCAAAGCCTAGGGCGTACGGTTGGTGGTCAGCAGACGGCTGGTGGGCTGTTCATACCTGGGCGTCCAGCTGGATGGGCACAACGACCAGGCGGTCTGTTCGTACCGAATGCTCCACCAGGTTGGGCGCAAGGTCCCGGTGGTGTGACGAGACCGAACGTACCACACGGTTGGGTTCAGACGGAGAGCGGTCTGTTCGTGCCGCCCACACGAGCGAGACCAGCTCCACCACCACCGAGTGCACCGCCACCACCAACTAGACCAGCAGCCACACCACCGCCACCATCTCCGCAAGAGGTCGCAGATACGACTAAGGACGTACTAGAGCGGTTCGGGTTCGGTCGGTTGCTCGCCAGCTATGCTGCCGTTGGTAGCACCATCGGTATCGCTGGTGCCTTTGGTATGGGGTTGTGGAGACTGTCCGGTGGTCGGTTCGCCGCTCAGATTGAGATGGAGCGGGTGGCTCTGCAGTCGCTACTCGGTAGGGAGCGTGCGGAGGAGATGCTGCGCTGGGCCGTCGAGTTCGCACGCGTGACGCCAGTGGAGACGGCACAGGTCGTGCAGGCGATGCGACGATTGAGTGCGTACGGTTTCGGTGTGGAGGAGCTCCCCAGTAGGGTTCAGGCGTTTGTGGATGCGGCTACCGCACTCGGTGCTGGTGCAGAGGGTATTGAACGGTTGGCGTACGTGATGGGCCAGATACGGGCCACTCGACAGGGAGTGGAGATGGGTGAGGTCCGCCAGCTGGCCCAGTTGGGTCTCTCGATAGACCGACTAGTAAACGCCTCTATGGGTACGCAGTTCCAGACGCCACAGGAGGCGGTGGCGTACCTGAAACAGTTCACCGGTGCGGAAGCGGAGGCGATACTCTCTCGTGGTCTCCAACGATTGTTTGGTGGTACCGCACAGACGTTGGGGTTGAGCACGACGATTGGGTTGTTGGAGACGGCGTTTGACTCACTGCGGATTGCTATGGAACCAGTTGGTGAGGTGGTGAACCGACTCGTTAGGGGATTCCTGAAGGGACTTGTTGTGATTGGCGAGTTCGTTGAGAGCCTGAACCGGATGACGCGTGGTGGACTCGGTTTCGGGTTGCTACTTGGCGCCCTAGTGGGTGGGTTCAGCCTGCTGATTGCCGCACTACGCACGTTGGTTGCCGCTGTACAATCCGTGGCAGCGAATATGTATCGGGTGTCTATGCAGATTGGTGGTGGGGGTGTAGCTCCACCCGGTGCGTCCAGGTTCAACAGATTCCTGTTCGGTGCTGGTATGGCTGGTGGGTTTGCCCTCCCGTTCCTCCCACCCGAGGTACAAGAGGCGGTCGGTAGCATCGTTGGGTGGACGTTGATGGGTATCGGTCTCGGGTCTGCTGTGGCTCCAGGTAAGGGAACCGCGATAGGTGGTATTGTTGGACTGATTATCGGGTTGATTTCCGCGTTCACCTCGCTTGGTGGTCAACGCCAGACACTGGAAGAGATAGAGGTCAATACGCGGCAATCGGCGGAGGCGCTTGGGGAGATTCGTGACCTCCTCGTGTTCGGTGGTGGTCCAAGAGCGCGTGCAATCCTAAGTCGGGTGGAGTTTGAGAACGCGGTTGCAACCATTCTGGGTCTAGCGGGTAGGATATGAGCAAGTTCGGTCAGAGGACAACGCTGCCACTACGGTACCGGGTATGGATAGATGTACCTGTCTCCCTCAACAAGGAGCCGGGGTATGCGAAGGCGGTGGCGTGTTGGGACTTCCAAGAGCAACCGGTGGGGTTCTTCGGTCCCTACACGAACACGGAGCGGGACCCAGTCTCCAAGGCCGTAACTCTGGCGTCCACGATTGGAGACCCGTCCAGGTGGTTGGACCCAACCTATTGGATACCCGCAGACCTCTACGCACTACCTCCTGGGTACCTGCGTGGTGTACGAACGCACTACGACCTACCTGTCGTAGGGCGGGTAGTGAACGAACCGTTGTCCCGACGGACGTTGACGGATACGTTGCCACCACCAGCAGGTTTCGTGTGGGAGGTCCGGACGCCGTCTCTTGAGACGAACGAGGGTTTTGCAGTCTATTGGTTCACGAGTGCGGATGATGTCGGGGTTGGACGTGGTGAGATTGCGATTGGGTTTGGACTCTCGTACTGTTTCACCCTCAACCGGAAGGGGAAGTTCGTGTTCTTCCGGTTTGAGTCCGGACAGTGGAGGGTCGTATGGGAGCAGAACCTACCTACGCCACCAGTATCTAGTTCCAGTTGGGTCATAGTAGTGCGGCCGTTGTCTGGGGTTGGTATCACGGTCTACCTACTCGGTATCGGTCCCAACCAACGGAGACAACACGAACACCTATCCACACAGACCGGTCCAGGTGCGGTGGTGTGGGTACCTGAGGAGGATATGGGTGGGTGGTACAAGGTCACAGACCCTAGTCCAGTGCGGATAGGGTTCCGGGATGTGGACCCAGCACCTGTGGCGGATGTGGTTGGCGTCCACCGTATCCGGTATGCGTCCACATCTGGTCACTACACGGATGCACCGTGGGACCCCTACTACCAACCAACCGTTAGTCCGAGTGCACTCCCGTACTGGCGTGCGATGTACCCAGGTCAGTCCGTTGGGGTGACCCTGTGGGACATTTACGGCGTGAACACGTACACGGTACCGGACCACCGGGTTGGTAGGACCCGAGTACATCTGACGACACCAAGCACCCAGTGGACCCCTGTGGTGACGGGGTACCTGGTATCGTTCCCACAGGTCCCACATCCCAGGACGACGACACCGGTGCTACTTGCAGATATGACCTCGACCACGAGCAAAGACGTGCTGACCGAGCTGACGATGCGTATCAGCCGGTCTGGGGGTATTAGTGGTGAGTTTTCTGCAATCGTTCGTACACCGGAGGTGTTGACACGGTTGGTACGTGGTGATGGGACGCTACGGGTGGAGCGGTCCGTGGATGGTACGACCTGGACGGAGGTTACCACTGGGTTCTATTTCAACGTGACGTTCGAGCCGGGTGAAGGTGCACAGTTCCATCGTGTGCGTGCGAGGTTCCGGGACCTCTGGCACCGGTTGGCGGAGCACTTCTTCCTATCTGAGACCGCATTTGACGGTAGGACGGTTGCAGAAGCGGTTGACTACATCCTCAGATACAGCGGGTTCTCCGGGTTGGCGGATGCCGCACCAGTTGCGACAACCGTGACGTTCCCACCCAGACCAGATAACGTGCAGTGGCGGTATGGACCACGTGCTGGGTCTACCGCGGAGGACATTATTCAGTTGCTACTCCGGTTCCTCCACGCAGCTGACCCCCAGGGCAGAGAGTTCGCGTTGGACTACATTCCGGGAACTGGGTGGGTGTTACGGCAGCGGCAACCTGGAGACCTGTGGCGGTTCTCGCTCACTACGGACCCCACCAAACCGGAGTGGTGGTTTGCAATCAAGAGAATCGTCGTGCGTCCAGAACCGCCAGAGGGTACGCACTTCCTGGTTGCATCTCTCACGGAGCCGCAGGAGGGGGTACCTGCGAAGGACACGTTCTGTGCTATCAACTCCCGTGCACTATTGGACCCCACCTATATTGGGTATCTGGGTAGGTACAAGATGGTGGTCTTCCTGACACCGGAGTTCCCAGAGGAGGAGGTTGCGGAACGGTTGGCTAGACGCATAGCTAATGTGGCGGGTGTACCACGACGGGTGGTGGACGCGCAGTTGGTCTGGACGTTCCAGACGAATATCCCTAGGGTGGACGATAGGGTGGTACTGTACTACCGACCACCGTTTGTGGACACGAATAGGTACTTTGACCAGACACAGTGGCCGGAGCTCTACGTCCGAGAGGTAGAGGTCACCGTACGACCGAATGAACGGTCGGTGAACGTGTTGCTAGATTCGCTGTGGCAGGAGGTGACACACGTATGAGGAACATACGAGATGCACTGGAACGCGTGGTTGACCGCAGGTTGGGTGGACCGAATTGGCGGTCCACGATGTTCACCGGTACCGATTGGTGGGTACAACTACCAGACCCCATTCGGGTACCTGTACGAGTGACGCATCCACGACCGAACGGGTATGTGGTGGATGTCGCACCATACACCCCAGGTGGCGACCCAGACGAAGGTGTGAAAGGTCTGGAGTAAGTTATGTACGCCGGTCTCTATGCGGAGTACGATGCCATACGGGTGTGGGGACGGTATGAGGCGTCGCCACAGTACTACGACTGTCCCCCACTCGGTGGTGGTGTCGGTACGATTACGCGCGCGGTGTGGAGGACGTCAAGCCTACCCACCATCGCAGATATCGGTACACAGTTCGGTCTAGATGCGTGGATAGACGCGACGTACTTTGACCCAGACCCAATCAACACGACGTTCTTGTACTACATCACCGTTCGCCTGTTCGGGCAGCCGCTCTACACCCGGTCGTTCGCATCTGGACCACAACCACCGGTAGAGGATAGGGTACCGCGTCACTGGGAGTTTGAGTTCATCTTGGACAAACCGAGGTTCTACATCCGACCGTCACAGGTGTTCGTATGGGGATCCGGCTCGGTCCCCGTCTGGTCTATGGCGGTCCTCGCGGATGGGTGGACGTTGCGGGTACGGTCTAACGACCAAGGTGCGGACTTGGATGCGGACCTATCCTACGAGGGGATTGTGTTTCTGGAGAAGTATTGCCACAACCCAGCAACGATGCCGTTCTTAGGTAACGGGATGGTCATACGAAGTACCACCAACACGGTAGAGAAGGAGGCGTGTGCGGGGTCGGTCTATGCGGAGTCCACCGCCTCTGGTGGGTACTCGTACAAGATGCCCACGGAGAACGTTTGGAAGTCGCTTCCCACGGTGTTGGAGTACAGGTTCCCAACGGGATACGCACTGTACCCAGACCTGACGTCGACGGACACGAACAGTAACTCCATTACCTCTCGTGCACGTCGGGTGGTAGGTACACCCAATCAGTACTACCGTGCAGGTGCCGCACTCAACATCCTACCCAACCGGCAACGACAATTCCGAAGGATATGGGACGACAACACGAGAATCCTGGTCCTACGCGGGACGTACCCAGCTACCTTCTTCAAGATACGAGAGGAGGTATACCCAGGTAATGTCACAATCACTCGGGAACCCAAGTACCCCAAACTACCGTTGATTCTGGAGTACCTGGAAGACGGCACGACACCGATTGAGGACCCCCTCGGTTACGACCTATTGTGTCCGTATGAGGTTGACCTCTACCACTCACCCAGCATCGCGAACGCTCGGTGGTCGTCGTGTTGGTATGGGTACGACGACCCATCGACCACCTGGACGAACGCGAGGGATGGTGTCAACGCATACGACGAGAACGCACCCATCTTCTCCCTCCTCTATCCCACTATACACGAGTGGTCGTGGGTGGATGACAGTCGGATGGGTGAAGTGTTCTCCCTCATCCACAACACGCACTCGTTCTGGAACTGGGTCGTCTACTTCCCACCGGATGAGGACGACAACCACTGGAAGTGGGGAGTACCACTGCAGAAGGTCCTCAACGACCGATACTGGTACCCACTCCGGATGCAGTACGCACACCACTTATCCCTTCCAACCCAAAGGCGGTTCCGAACACTCACCGACCTGAAGGCGGAGGTGGTGAACAACTCGGAGGTAGCAACCCGTACGGGGAACTGGTTCAACTTCAACGCCAACTATTGGAACGGTGGTGGGTTCGTGACCGTTTACACACCGGATGAGGTGACACCGGGCTACCCAGGAATGCCAATCTCGTTCCCAGGGTTCCACAACTCGAGAGTGCTACCGACGGTCGTCTCGGACGGTGTCACCGCAACCGATAGGAACCGGTACGCTGTCGCAGGTGGTACCACAACCAATACTGGGACTGGGTACACCATCAACCCGACGGCTACGACGGTAGTGGTGGAGTACTCGTTGGGTGCAACCTTCGGGGAACCACACTACTACGACTTGGTGGCGGACCAGGTTGAATACGCTGTCTCCGGTTCCACCATACAGAACGTGAAGGTAGAGTTCATAAGCGTGAGTGGTGAGGAGGTGGAGGTCTATTCTGGTCCACTGAAGACGCAGACACTAGACAAAACGATACGGGGTGAACCCTTCTGGGCGGGGACCGGTGTCTTGGACTACAACGCCTCCCTCGTACCCAACATCGTTCTGGGGAACGACATAGCACCAGACTCACGGTCCGCTTCCGTCTTGGGCGCACCACAAACGGTGGGTCACTTCTCCCTACTATGTTCCCCAGGACCATCCAGAATCCGGTTCACGTTGACTCTACAAAACACGTCCCAATCGGTCTCGTTCAACTTCCTCAAGTTCAAGTTCCGACCGACGAGACGGTACCACCAGGTTTCAGAGTGTGCGAACATAGACTGCCTCGTTGACGACCGTGGGTACTTCCGGTGGGGACAGGTGACGTACTACGACCTGGTTATGGGGTTGTTGTTCACTCCACAAGTCAAAGGTCCGACCTACCGGATGTCCGTCTTGGATGCGTGCGCACACCGGAGGCGAGTGTGGTTGGGTCAGGGGTTCACTGAGGAGGACCTCCGCAACGAACTCAAGGGTAGGTTCGACCCGTTGGAACCGTACCTGTGGTATTTGGAGATAGACTTTGGTCCACCCGAGCTAGTGGTAGACGACTCTATAGGTATTGAGGCATTCGCAGAAGACACGTATTGTGTACCAATCTCCTCCTCGGACAAGTGGCAGATGCCGCCACAGGTCGTCCCACTACTCTATGGGAACTACTGGGCAGCGTTCCCACCCAACCCCTGTCTACCACAATACAGCCTATGGTCAAACGACCTCACAGAAGAGATAGTGTACCTCTTCGCACCATACCGGCGGTTTGTGTGGAACTACAACCGCACGGTGGACCTGTATGAGGTGGAGTACACAGACGACCAGAACGAGACAGAGCTCACGCGGCACCTACGGTCGTATGTACCCAACCCGCAGGCGTATACGACGTACCCGAACGTGGTGGTACGGGAGTTCACAAGGGCGTACACTGGTGAGGAGGTCGTGCGGAGGTGGAACAATACGGTCATCCGAACGCCGAAGTGGTTGCTGGTGGATACCCAAGACGCTGGGTCACCAGTGGACCTGACGAGGGTGTCTCCGTTCCACGTCTACACCTACAACCGCGTGTTTGTGGTACCCGAGGAGATAGAGGGCGCATGCCTTGGGTGGTACTACGACCTCGGGTGGACGATGGTCGGACGTGGGCCTACCGTCACCGGGTACATAGACGACACACCCGTTGTGACCATTCCGATTGGTGGTGGTGTTCGGTCTATGTGGGCCATACCGGAGAGTGGGGTGTCGTATGTGTGGGCGCAAACCGGTCCCGGCCAACTCAAACTGGTACGAGTGGTTGGACTAGGTACGCCGTTGGAGGTGTTGACCGTGGCAGCAAAGAACGCATCGGTTGCCGTTAGGGGATACGTCGGAGAGATACTGGTGGTGGTGTCTACGGATGCGGGTAGTGTGCAGGAGTGGTGGTCTCACGATGGTGGTACCACTTGGCAATCACAACCCGCTAGAGACACAAGTGGTGGCGCTCTATCTGGTCAGGTGTTGGACCTGACGTTCGAACGTGGTAGGGAACGGTATATGCTCCTGCTACAGACACCGACCAACGTCCGTCTCTACCAGAGAAGACAGCCGTACACCACCACAAACGGTTGGGAACTCGTTCGTACGTGGTAAAACCCGTAAAACTTTCCGGGACGCCCCAGGTTTTCCCCACGGTTTCGTAGAAACCAATAGTTTTCTATTGCGAAAACGTATGTCTTCCACGTTTTGAATTCAAAACCAGCGAAACTTTCCGGGACGCCCCAGGTTTTCCCGTATGAAAAAAGTAGGGGTACCTTTCGGTACCCCCAAGTGCAGTCTCGCTTACGGAGGAGAGGGAAGATGAAGTCTAGAGCGGGTCAAGTTCTGGCAACTGGTCACCCATAGTCGTGAGTGGGTCAGGTAGACCAGACAGCTTGAATCCCCATTCGCGTGTGATGCAAGCTGGGCAGGTTCCACACGGTGGACGCTCACCACGATAACACGTGTGCGTGTACGGGTAGAGTATCTGGTAAGCCTGTAGGTCATCTGCCAACCAGTTTATGCGTGCTTTGTCCAGGTAGAGGAGTGGTGCGTGAATCTTGACTTCCCACTCCATACCCTGACGCAGTGATTCTTCTAGCGGTGGGAACACATCTGGTCGACAGTCTGGGTACCCTACCCAGTCCGCAAAGTTGACTCCTATCACCAAGTGGTGGCTATCCACACTGTACGCGTACATCGCACCCAGAACCAGGAACAACAGATTCCGACCAGGTACGAAGGTGGTGGGGAGCACTCCACGACCACCTTGCCACGCGATGTCCAAGTTGCTTGCCCGAACGAGAGACGTCGTACGAGAGAGTAACCGGCTGACCTCAGAGATGTCTATTATCTCGTGTCCAGCCAGTTCCCCAATCCGAGCGATTGTCTTAGCTGCACGGAGCTCGAGGTCTAACGTCTGTCCGTACTTGAAGGTGACAGCATACACCTTCCGGAAGTACCTCTTCGCCCACATCACACACGTCGCAGTATCCTGTCCACCGGACAGTACCACAACCGCACTACCACGAGGAATCTCCGGCAGGACGACTCCTGGGTACTTATGCCATCGCACTTCCCAATCATCCAATCGTCTCATCACTAACCTCCTCCCATAGTGGGTCTCGTACGCCAGCACGTTCGAACGCGAGACGGCGACCTACACACGACTCACAATCGCACTTCGGATCGCGTATGCCAAGGTAGCAGGTGTGCGTGTACTTCGCGAGGTCCAACGCATCCACCGCAGCCAGGTAGTGAATGGCGCCAGCTTTCTCCACCAACACGAATGGTGCGAGCACGTGGACCTCCATATTACCGCCGAGAGAGATTCTGAAGGTGGACTCCAAGTGCGTGAGAAACGCTGGTCGACAGTCTGGGAACGCAGAATGGTCATCTCGGTGACCACCAAACGCTACGGCCGCACCACCTACAGATAGAGAGTAGCTGTACCCAAGTCCGAGCGTCAGCAACAATATGTTCCTGAACGGAACGAACGAGGTCGACCACGTCGTGTCCTCCCACTGCTCAACCTCGGACCGTATCCCAAGGTTGCGGTTGACGAGAGACGTGTACGGTAGAGCAATCGTCCGGTGGGGTATACCCAACTTCTCGCAGATGGTCTTGGCCGACTCAATCTCTACCGCGTGAGTCTGGCCGTAGTCTACAGTCAGGGCGTGTACCCGGTGGTTCGGGTACGTGTTCAACGTCCACACAAGCGCGGCAAGCGAATCCAGTCCACCAGACACCAATACTACTGGTGTGATGGACTCAGGTATGCGTACGCTATTCATTCTGCACCTCCGTACTAGATTGTGTTTGTGTCTCCACGGGGTTCACCGTGGAAGTCGTTCCATACCCAAGTAGCTCGTAGTACTCAGAAGCTACCTGATACAGTAGGGCTCCACCGTCCCACTCCTGCTCTGGTACCTCTATGTTAGATAGCCCCAATCGGGACTTCGCAACCGCTGAACCGGAGGTACACGTGAGTACCACACGACCACCACTCGCTCGGATGAGTCGCCAGACCTCATCCATCAGAGCGGGTACCTCGTGTTGCAACCGACCAGTGAGAGCAGGTAGAATATTCGGTGGCAACTCCTCCACGCGGTATTGCTCCAGACACGTGACAATAGACACCGGGAACGTTTCACGAAAGTCTCGTATGAGCGCCCTTAGTGCATTCAGCGCATCCAGATAGTCCTGTAGCCCCGGTCGTTCATCCGACCGGAACCCAACCTCCCTCCGGTCGGAGAGTGCGTATTGCGTTGCCGCATACGACAACTCGGTCAGAGAGTCTATGACACCGACATAGTACTGTCCTCGGAACCTACCTCGTACGTACTGTATGACCTGGCGAACGGCACTGAACTGCGGCAAGGTTATCACCTCCACACCTTCACCAGTCAACTCCGCAGGTGTTCGTACTCGTTTGGCACTGGGACAGACACGATGCACAGGCAACGTACCACCCTCGACGTCTATCACGAGGGCGCTACCGAACTTACGACAGACCTGTCCGATGAAGTGTGTCTTACCTGACCCTGGCGGTCCATAGACCATCACGCTAACAATCATCATCTGTTCCTCCTTCGTCTGTCTTTTGACCGACCAAGCGGTCAAACTGTTCCAGTAGAGACTCCACGGTATCACCAACCACCACACCACTACGAACCTTGGTGACACCAGCTAGTGCGGACAGCCATCGTTCCTGGTCCGGTGACACCTTACCACCTCGGCGTTTCACCTCCACTAGTGCCAACGTATCACCACACACCACCACCAGGTCGGGGAACCCACGCATCACCGGTGCACTCCACACGGCGTGGCGTTGTATGAGTGATGCGTACACCAAACACCCACGACCCTGAAGCTGGTCACACAGTCGCCACTGCAACTGGGTCTCCCGTAACTTCCTACTCACGACCAACACCTCCGACCCACACGAAGTCCGTACCGTACCGCTCCAACAGGAACTCCCGCATCGCCCACGAATACGACCGGCCATCCATCACGACCTGGACACGTGGTACGACCGTCTCCGCGTTCTCGTCCATACGACGGATGAGAACGACACCATCCACCTCCGCTGGGAGAGTAGAGTGTCCACGAGACAACAGATACACATTACTTACCTCCGATGGTGTTTGAGTTACACCTTTGTGCGTGTGGTGTACAATCCACCACGTCGCATACGGTACGAGTGCGCGAAGACGGTCAACCGCATCCAGTGCCCTACGATGGGTGGACGCTTCGTTCTCGTCACCACTCAAGAACTTGGACCACGGGTCCAAGACGACCACATCCGGTCGTATTGTGGTCAACCACTTAGCGAAACCCTCTAGGGACGCCGGGTCGTCGAGAGAAAGTGGACCCAACCAGAAGTGCCACCCACTAGACTGGTTCTGGTCAATCGCACGTAACCACGTGTGAAAACCACCCTCACGGAGAACGCAGGCGACCACATTCCACTCCGCATATAGGCCAGGGACTCCCCATATCGGTTGCCTATTCATCCCCTGCGAGAGCGTTCGGAGGACGAGGGTGGTCTTGAAGGACTTTGGTGTACCCAGAAAAAGCCACCTCTCGCCCCGAAACATCACATCCGGTATCAAAGGTTGTCCTACTTGCATAGCCCTAATCCACTCCAACTCGGCATAGGTCGGCAGCGGTTTGTCGTACAGCAGTTGCCACAACTCCGACGGACCTGCATCCCACCGGTGTAGCAACTCCGCCCAATCTTTGAACAACCCGCCACCGGGAATCCATAGAATGCGTGCGTGTGGGCACTGCTGCCGAATCTTCTCCGCCCACGACCGACTAGGTTCATCCGCCTGTGGCAATATGAGGACCTCGTTGGTGAGCACATACGACCACTCCCGTTTCCACACCGTCCCAGGCGTCCCAACGACGCGAGTTCCATCTGGTAGCGGTTGCTGTACCAACGCAAGCGCGTCTGTTTCACCTTCACAGACAATCGTCCGGACGTCCTGCTCACTGGACCTCGCCACAAACGGTACCGCGTGCCCAAACATCCACCGTCCACGTTCTGACCGTACACGTACCGACTGCAACACGTTCCCTTTGAACGATGGGATGTAGACAGTTGTCCCATTCGAGCTGAGCCTTGCTCCAACGAGCGAGAACATCTCCGGTCGTATTCCTCTCTCCACCTGGTACCATCGGAGGATTGACGCGTCAGGCCAACCAGCCGCTCGTGGAAGCTGAGACCACCTCCGTTCGACCTCCGAGATATACTCACTCTGGTCAGATTCCTCCCGATGGGTTTGCTCCTCCACGACGGGATGCCACCCACAGACGAAGCAGTGGAGGACACCAAGCCGGGAATTGTACCCCGCACTTGGCGTCGCATCCGAGTGGAGTGGACAATAACACTCCTGCCAATCACCCCACTGACGTCCGGTGAATACAATCTCCTCTGGGCTAACATTCATTCACCTTCCTCCACGAAGGACAAGTCTATCGCGTAGTAGAGAGTACGAGCGGCTGCAAGCACCAACGCACTAGCGATGAGAATGCCCTGTATCGCCCTCTCTGGGTTAGGACCAGCTTGCAGAACCCACCAGACAGCACCACCAATCTGTAGTGTGAACAGGAGGGTGAACAGTACGAACACCCCACGAATGGAGTCCACGCGAAAGACACCCGTACGTATCTCGTGTACGAGGAAGAACGCCCATACGCACAGCGCGAGACACAGAAAGCTCCCCAACAAACCACCGAAGACGAACTCCTGTGGGAGTGGGAACGACAGTAGAACGGCTATCTTGAGTAGCGAGAATACCAACAACATCGTCGCACTAGCGTTCAGTGCGTCTCTAACTCCGCCAACGGTCATCCTAAAGAACCACATCCGTCTTCACCTCCTTACGTTCGTCGTCTGCTACCATCAGACGAACGCGTATGTCTGAGATGGACCACGGTAGGTCCACACCACCTTCCTTCTTCCATCGTCGGTATCGTTGTGGTGACAGCGTTCGCTTCTTCCGATACCGGTACTCCAACGAACTCACCGGTTCGCATTCCCTCAACGCCTCCGTTGTGAACAACTGAACCACCTCCTCGACTGTCCAATTCCACGGCACGGTCACCGTCCACATCCTACTTGCGTTGTGCCACGCGAGATGGGGGCCTACCGCGCCTGGGACGAGCCTTACTCGCATCCTCCGCATAGCGTTGTGCGTCGTGTAGGTTCCGTAACACCAACTGCTGCTCCAACGGTGTCGCGGGTATCCACTCAAACAGGAACGGTGGCCGCTTCGGTTTCACCTCCGCAGTCACATACTCCGACCAGGTCATACCCCAGATGGCCGCAGTCACCGGTTTGGCTGTATCCACAGACTGAACACCAACCAACACTTCTCCAGACCGTGGCATCCCAAGCTGGTGATACCTACCAACCTCAGGTAACACTTCCTGCCACTCACGTACAGTCGCATCCCTACCACCTAACCCTGGGAGTGGTATACCGCCAACGATTGAAGCAAGTGTATCCTTGGGTAGCCGTTGGTACTCCTGCACCAACTCCATATGCAGTGGTAGGTAGAGTTCAATCCACGGTCGCTCCAGTAGGTACTCCAGGAGGTCCCACATCACGAACGGAACACCATCCCGAATACCGTCTGGTACCACCACACCGTTGGGGTTCAGTAACTCAACGGCACGCTTCCATCGGAGCACGGACCACGTCTTCCTCTCCCAGATGGGTGGGTCTAGTATGACGTGGGCATCTGGGAACGCACGTCTCCACGCAACCCACTGACCCAGGAGGTCGTCGGAGTCTGGGAGAATCACCATCCAGTGCCGCCACTTGTTCCCCAGACCCCACGCCAACCCAGGTCCACCGATAGCGTACACGTCTATCACTGCTCGTGCCTCCCGACGAAGACCACCACAGCCATCAACACCCGAACGACTGCGTGGTGCAGGTGTCGCACGTTGTCCTGGTCCTGTAGGAACTCCTGGATGTGCCTACTCGCGTGACTCAAGTGAGACTCCACCGATTCATACAACCACGCGTCACCCCAACCGTACTTGCGAGTCCCGTACAATAGGACCCCTTTCACGATTGGGTACGTGTCCCTTAGAAGCATCCAAGTCCACCTATACAACCGAAACGCGTGCACGATGTGCCGCACGATCCACCGAACGAACCTCATTCTGTTCCTCCTCCATCGTTTGGAATCTCGTACCCACCAGCTATCCGCCTAATGGGTACACCGTGTTTGCGTAACACGTAAGCCGCGTTGTACGCGTCTGCAACCTCTGAATCTCGTACTACTCCATTCGCAAGGCGAACGAGTAGCTTCCGCAGCTTGGGTGACAGTACACTATCCGAAGGAGACGGGTACCACCTAGCTGGCCTATTCCCACCAGCTACACACCAGAGCCTAGGGAACCAGTGTGGTGGTACCTTCCCCTCCACAACCCAAAACCAAACCTTCTCCAACTCCATCACTCGTCGGCCTCCTCATCCAAAGACATCAGGTCCCGAAGCCCGAAATCGACATCCGGTTCCGGCAACCAATCTTCCCCCTTCGGCTTCGGAGAAACAACCCCACTCTTCTTCGGTTCGTCAGACAGATACTGAACACCCTCACCAGTACCCGCTACAGCGAACTCTACCAACGAATCCCATCGGTACCCCTGTTTCGCCTTCACGCGCAGTGGACAGACCCCAAACCCCTTCCCGACCATCTCCAGAAGGATACCTGGGACCACCTCTTCCCAAGCCTCCTCAGGTACCTCGTAGAGTACGCTATCGTGTACGAACACGAGTGGGTGGACCTGTGGGAACTTCTTCTTGACCCGAATGAGCGCCTTCAGAGTCACATCACTCGCCGTAGACTGTACTGGGAAGTTGACGAACTTACCAGCGTGAGAGTTCCCGGGTTGGAACCTCCTCCGTCTACCAAACACGGTACGAATCTCACCACCCGCACGCACAACCTCAACCAATCGGTTCTCCCATTCCTTGAGCTTGGGGAACTTGGAGAAGAACCGCTGTACCAATTGCGCAGTCTCGTCATACGACCGGCCAATCTCTCGCGCAATACTATCAATAGACCGCCCGTAGAGAAACCCGAACACAATCATCTTGGCCTCTCTTCGGAGGTCTGGTGTCACGTTCTGGACACCCATAATCTGTTGTGTCGCGAGAGTATGTAGGTCCTCCCCACGTCGTATCCACTCCTGTAACATCGGTTCCTCATACAGCACGGCGGCAACCACCAACTCCAACTGACTGTAGTCGACCTCCAGAAACTGGTACCCATCCCTCGCACGAATCGCCTTCCGTAACACCAACTGGTCCTCATCTGCCGCTTCAACTGACGGTATGTTCTGAACGGTGGGTCTCTCTGTGGACACCCGACCAGTCACCGTCCCGTGTAGTTTGTAGACTGGGTGAAGTACACCATCCGCTCCCGCCCACTTCTCCCAATCGGACACAACGTTCACCAACTGCTTCAACCGCCTAGCACGTACCACGAGCTCGAGCACCCGACGTTGCTCCCGACTGAGATTCTCCCGCTCCAGATACCTCTTCAACGCCTCCCGACCGGTTGGTGTCCCTGGGTCCAACTTGACTCCCCACTCCTTCAACATCTTCATCAGGGCCTGAGGAGAGAACGGGTTCACACTCAACGCGGGCAGTACCTCGTTCGTGAGCTCCTCATTCCACCTACTAACCTCGTCCCGAACGACACTCCAGTCCACCGTCAGACCACGGTAACTGGCCTGAGTCAGATACCAATTCGCCTCCCGTAAGAAGTGGTACAACTGCCACGTATCCTCCTTGTCCATCCACTTGCACAACTCCTCATACAACCTATACGTCATCACGCAGTCTATAGCGTTGTACCTCGCCAAGATGTCCGGTGGTACCAACGAGAACGACTTACGCCACTCTTTTTGAATAAGGTGCTTCCAACTCACGTCCCAGAAGTACCCACACAACGCCTCCAACCCACCACCCATAGACTGGTCTGAATCTAAAGTGTACGCCATTAGCAGGGTGCAGTCCATCTCCGGACACGCTACCTTGTCACCCCACCAGAACCACCACCGCAACATCTCAAAGGACGCATTATGAGCAACAAACCGACGGCCACTACCTAGAAAGGCGTAGAACTCTGGGTCCTCAGTGAACTCCCTCGGTACGATGACCGTACGACTCCCATCAGAGAACCCACACAATATCATCTCTGCGGTAAGTGGTATATCTGCGGTCTCCACGTCAAACGCAACCACCTCTCCCAACTGGTGGAGCTCACGTAGACTGGATGCATCGGTCACGACGACATAGTCCACCACGGGTGCACCAGTCTCATCCACTTGGAACGTCAGACGTTCCTCCGGTCGTTGTGTGGACCACTTCCGCACGTCCAACTCAAACACTTGGTGCCACCTATCCGACCGAATGATTGCACTGGGGTGGTACGTGGGCAGTACCCAGAACCCCTGAAGTTGATACCACCTACCCCGTAGGTCCTGGACTGCACCACGCAACCCAAACGCGGTAGCCGCAGTATGTCCGAGCGCCAGAACGTATCGGACACCCCGTTCCTGCAACTCGGACAGAAGTCTGGGAACGTTCGCCTTCACAACCTCCGCCGAAGGAGGAGTACCTGGTAGATACGGCTCCAGAACCACGTTTGTAATATAGGTATCCTCCTCCGACCGATAGCGACGGAGAACGTCCCGGAGGTACCGTCCGGAGGGGCCCACAAACGGCATCCCTACCGAGGCCTCCTCCGGACCTGGTGCCTCTCCGACCACCGCGTACTCCGTCTGAGCTGGTCCAACTCCAAGCACGCGTTGGAACCTCATCGCATTACCCACCTTCAGAGAACACGTCAACGTCACCGCCAACGGTCACGGTTTGTACTTGACCCGGTGCACGAGGTGGCGGTGGAGCCTGACCAGCAGCTGGTGCTGGCACTGGTGCTCCACTGACCGGCACAATCCGAACAATCTCTGGTCTCGTCTGGCCTTCCCACTCACGGTTCTCTATCGTGACCATCACTTCACGACCTAGAACGTGAGAGGTGTCAAAGTCCACAAGGCCACCTTGCACGTTGATACCAACTGCGTTCAGCAGCTGTGAAAGTCGCCATACACCCGCACCAGACAACGGCGTCCCGTGACGAATGGGAACCTCACGCCCGTTGTACTGCACAGCGATACTCCACTCGAGGTACGGCCGGCCAGCTTGACTCACGCGCTGTTCTACCGACCGAATCACCGCACGATACTCGCCTGGTGCCACCTGAGGTGACAGCTCCGAAAAGTCAGCTCGTACTATCATACTGGTCCTCCATCTGTATGCGTGTGTGCATACTGCTATATATTATAATGTATCACCCATAGAAAAATCAAGGGTTTTCCGTGAAATCCACCTGAAAATCCCAGAAATTCCCCTGAAATTCCACCGAAATTCCGGGCGACCCCTTGATTCTACCCAGGAGAGTATATTATAATATATAGCGTAGGAGGAACCAAATGACCTATCGGATATGCAAACGGTTCCACTTTGCAGCTGGTCACCAGCTGACGAGAGTACCACCTGGCCATAAGTGCGCCAGGCTCCACGGCCACAATTACGTCGTGGAGGTTGTCGCCGAGACGAAGACCCTCACCGAAGAGGGATGGGTCGTAGACTTCGCAGACCTACGGAAGCTAAAGGACTGGTGCGAGTCCAATTGGGACCATAGAATCCTGAACGACCTGTGGCCATTCTCCACCGGGGTGGAGACCACCGTGGAGAACATCGCAGCAGTCCTAGTCCGAGTAGGTAGAGACCTTGGCCTACCCATCACCAGAGTCCGAGTATGGGAATCTCCAGATTCGTATGCCGAGGCCATATGGGAGGACCCAGATGAGTAAACCGCTACCCATCATAGAAATCTTCGGTCCAACCTTGCAAGGAGAAGGTCCACTCATCGGATACCGAACGATGTTCGTGCGGTTCGGTGGGTGCAACTACCGATGCTCTTGGTGCGATACCCTCTATGCGGTCTTACCAGAGGAGGTCAAAGCGAATGCGACGTGGATGACCCCAGAGCAGATTGCGAAGACCATTCAAGCGTACCGAGAGTTCGTACCGTGGGTGACCTTCAGTGGTGGGAACCCCTGTATCCATAACCTCGCGGACCTCATCACACACCTTCACGGGGATTGGTGGCGTATCTGCATAGAGACGCAAGGTGACCCAACAAAGGCACCGAAGTGGTTCTGGTTGCTGGGTGAACCGGATGTGGTAGTGTGGTCACCCAAACCACCGTCATCCCAAATGGTCTACGACCACGAATCTGCAGAGACGTGGGTCAAGTCCGTACCCAGCGACATCCCACACCACCTGAAGGTTGTGGTGATGGACGAGATTGACCTGGAGTGGACGAAGTCCCTACTGTACTTCCTGAGAGACCACAAACTGGATGCCTACCTCTCGTCCAAAACGATTCAAGTGGGGACCGACCAAACACCAGAAGCAGTCCAATCCATCCTAGACCGCGGTAGGTGGTTGTGGGAGACCATCTGTGCCGACCACGATGATATCTGGTCGGATGTTCGCGTGCTACCTCAGTGGCACGTCCTAACCTTTGGACCAAAGCGAGGTGTCTGATGATGATGACCAATCCAAAACCGAAGCGGGCGTACACCGCACCCTACTGGGGAACGCAACTCGTGGAGACCTATCCACGGAGACTGATGGACCTGATAGCAGAACAAGGAGCGTACGCCGACCTAACAGCCGGTGGTGGTAGATACCCATACCACGTCCACACGGAGCTGGGAGTACCCGTAGTAATCAACGACCGCAACCCGTATGTGGTGTCGTACCACCGTTCGGTCTTCACGTTCCCTTGGCCTTCCAAACCGTGGTCAGAGTGGTTGGAGTTGGCGACAGAGATAACTGACCCGCTGAAGGTGCAACCGGTAGACGGTCTTATCACACAAGACCACCAACTTCTACTACCCACAGAAACCAAACAGTACCTAGACGGTCTTACGACACGCGAAGGACCACTACCGACCTTCATCTTACGTGCAGCAGTAGCAGCTTCACTCCTTACCCACTGTAGCTATAGAGGGTATGGGTGGGCGAAGACGACAACAGAAAAAGCGCTCGTGTCAACCATTCCACCGAACACCGTTCGGTCGTGGGTCATTCAGAGAATCCACATCCTATACCAATATGGTGCGCACACCAAACCACACCTCTGTCGTGTCCACAACACCGACTTGTTCACCTGGGACCCAACCACGTGGCCACCTTTCCCAGAGAACACGGTCGTCTACACAGACCCAGCCTGGCCGTGGAACGAAGCGAACAGTTCAGCTGGCTCAAAGAACCCGTACGAGTTCCTCACGCACCTTGGTCACATCACACACCAACTACCACCATCACCAACGACAAGGTTCTGGACTCGCAAACAACCAGCAGAGGAGATTGTTGGAGACGTCCTCAAGTGGATGCACAACGCCAAATCGTTGGGCGCCAAGTTCTTCGTTGTCTCCACACAATCCACCAACTACCCTCCAGTGGAGACCGTCTACAACCTCCTCCAAAAACACCACGAACTCCTGTGGAGGGACAAAACACCCGTACGGTCTACGTTCTCTAAAAGCACGCTCACAGACGAGTTCGGGTGTTTCAAACTTGAGTAGGAGGACGAACGATGTCATTCAGCAACCAATACCGATTGGTACCTGCGGCACCAGAGTGGGACCCAAGAGAACCACTCCAGAGTGTCCTACGAGAACGCTACGGCAAATCGTTCCAGCACCTGGTGATGACAGACCAGGTCAATAACCTGTGTGTTGCCATCGTCAACGACCAGTCAGTCACCCACAGATACGAACGCCTATCTGGTGGGAAGGTGGTTCTATGGTGACCAAAGTCCCAAACGCCCCAAGCGAAATGTGGTTCTACACCCTACCGTATTGGGGAGTTCAGTGGTGGGACAACCTACCGCAACCTATGCGGTCGTTGATTGAGTCGGCACCGTACTTTGTGGACCTAACCTGTGGCAGTGGTCGGGTTCCAGCTACCGTTGCGGTGAAGAAGGGCATCCCGTGCACCATCAACGACTGGAACCCACTCGTAACCAGTCACCACCGAATGGTGTTCTGCGACCCAACTCTACCGAAGGAGTACGAAGCCATCACCCACCGCTTGTACCCAGATAACGTCGTACCCGTCTACGGTCGCGTCTGTCAGGAGGACAAGTTGCCGTTACCGGATGAGACGAAGGCGTACCTGGATGGTATCCTCTGTCAGGAGACGGATGTCGCAAGAGCCATCGTCGGTGCGTTCCTCACCAGCTGCAGCTTCAGAACCTATGGGTGGAGCACAACCACTGCGGATGGTGGTGTGAAGCTAAGGGATATCACGCCAACCCTTGCGTATACCTACCTTCTCAGGCGGTTGCATAGAGCGCAGAGGTCGGCTGGTAAGCCGAAGGCGAAAGTCACGGTGACCGAGACCGACCTCGCTCAACCCCACTGGACCATCCCCGTAGAACCTGGTGCGGTCGTGTGGGTAGACCCAATCTGGCCCATTCCAGAGAAACCACCGGAGACCTACGAGTTCCTCTTCCACGTCGGATACCTCATCTCTGGCGTCAGGAGGGAACCACTGTGGTGGCCGTACGGAGCAGCCTACCCTACTCAGAAGCTCCTCCGGTGGATGTCGTATTGTGCCGAGTGTGGTGCGTCCACCTTCATCATCTCCACCCGGTCGGATGCGTGGCCGACACCGTACGACCTCTTCCAGGACCTCTCTCGACACGTACCACCCCTGTGGATTGTCGCTACCAAGGAACGCTCTCTTGGCGGTAAGACGTTCACGGAGTGGTGGCTCGCCTTTGACCTAAACCCAAAACCTAACAAGGAGGTGACACACCTATGACCCCCATCAAACTCATCATCAAACCCAACCCGGAGATAGGGCAGACGCACGAACAGGTCCGCGTCATCAACGGGCCCTATGAGCTGGTGGCGGAGCAACGAGATGGCCGCATCGTCTTCACCGTCCTACACACCGGTGGTCCATCCACGTTCGCATCCACCCACTTCACGTCCCCACACGACCTGTTGGTTGCGGTGACGATAGGGGCACCCATAGAGTGCACGCTCGTGGAGTAACACACCCGGACCAGGCGGTGGAAGGCAAGGTGCCGCCTGGTCCACCCACAGGAGACGACGATGAAGACACCATACGACCTTGACGGGTTACCCAAAGAGCTGGTCGCACTAGCGGACACCATCCGCACCTTCCTCGCCACGCTACCGGTGGACGACGAGGTCCGAGCCAACACACCAAACCGGTTCGTCAAGGCCCTCTACGACTGCCTAGAGGGCTACCGCCAGGACGTCACGGACCACCTCAAGCTCTTCCCCGACGACGACGTAGACCACGGGAATGGGGAGGTGGTCATCGTCAACGTCCCGTTCTACTCGCTCTGCGAGCACCACCTCCTACCTTTCTTCGGGACGATGACGGTGGCGTACGTCCCATCCGACCACGTCCTGGGGCTCAGCAAACTGAACCGCATCGTGCACACCTTCGCCAGACGCCTGCAGCTCCAGGAACGCCTCACGGAGCAGGTCGTGACCACCCTCCTGTCGCCACCGGTGAACGCGAGGGGCGCACTAGCGGTGAGCCGAGCTCGCCATATGTGTGTGGAGATGCGTGGAGTTCGCCAGGTCACCACGACGACCGTCGTCCACTACGGTGGCTGCCTCCGACCCGACACGGAGTGGTGGAAGTCCGTGGCACCTTTGGTGGAGCGCGAGACCAAGTCCATCCCACCGTTGGACGTCTGACCTTCCCGGACGCACACGGTCTCCCACCCACTTTCCGACTTTCCCATCGGTTTCCCCTTGGGAGACCGTGTGTCCACCCGGAATCCACGGGACGTCCGGACAGACGACAACTTTCCCGGACGCCCCACGTTTTCCGTACGGTTCTATGGACCCCAGTAGTCTATTGTTGCCTTCCGTAGAAACCCGTCTAGAATCCCGTGCGTCCGCGGTAAATCGCCATAGGAATTCCCGTGCGACGAACGCATAGCCTCACGTCACAGTACGACGGCGTTTGTCGTGTCTACCGGACCTCCCACCCACAGCCACCTCCGACGCCAGACCGAGGGCAGACGAAATTACCGCGGACGCCCCACGTTTCCCACCCACTTCCTACGCCCGCAGTAGTTTTGTACTGCCTGCCCAGGCAAACCTACGAGAATCCGGTGCGTCCGCGGTAAATCCCCATAGATTCAAGGCGACCTCCAAGGCGACAAACTCCCCTGCCACCCCACAGACCGTCAGGCCTCCTGTCCGACCCCCTGACCCGCAGACCGTCCGTCCGACCGTCGGTTGTTCAAACACCCCGCCCCTCTAATAGACCTACAGACCTACAGACCTACAGACCCGATAGACCTAACAGACCCGCAGACCGTCCGATCGGAGGGCATAGGCGGGATGTGATGGGGGTAAAGACCCCCTGACATCCCGTCTATGCCCAGTAGACCTTCGGGTAGACGGACAGACGGGTAGACGGACGAACGGACAGACCTAGCAGATAGATTAGATAGATAGAAAAAAAAATTAGACAGACAGACCTACCGTCCGTCCGTCAGAGTAGAGGGGACAGTTAGGATGTGACGGGGGTATAGACCCCCTGACATCCTAACTGTCCCCAGTAGACCTACAGACCTACGGACCGACGGACCGTCGGACCTAGGAGGAGTAGTAGGACCGTCAGGCCTTCCACTCGCTCGTCCGACCTACAGGCCTTCCGACCTCCGACCGACCCACTCGCTCGCTCGCTCGGTCGCCTGACTGAGGGAGCTGGTGTGTCGGTAAGGGGCAAAGCCCCTCACTCGCCACACATGGGTGGGGTGGTCAGGGGTCGGTACCCCATCACCACCCCACCCCGTTGCAGCTCCCTTCTCGCCCCAACCCGACCGTCCTGTCCGTCTGGACGTCCGGGAGGATGGTGTGGGAGAGACGGACGGGAGACCGACGGACGACGACGGCGGTGGAGGAGAGTGGAGGCGACGGACGACCGGCGACGGACGACGGACTCCCACCTCCACCTGTCACCAGTCCGGTGGGTTTCCCGCGTGTCATCAGCCCTTGGTGTTCCGCCTTGGAAGGCGTCGTGAATCTAGGCGTTTTTCACTCGGACGCCCCAGGTTTTCCGTGGGGAAGAGTGGAACGTAACAGAAGACTACTGGGACCGTGGGAACCCGACGGAGAAAGTGGGGCGTCCCGGAAAGTCCGGACTCCCGTGGGAATCCGACGGGATCCTGGAGACCAGGTCGGGAGACCGTTGGCGACCACGGCATTCCGACGATTGCCCAGGCCGTCCGTGGGTGGAGCGGAGAGGGGAGCGGTGGAGGAGGGTAGGGAGAGCGGTAGGGAGAGAGAGGTCGGGAGGGAGAGAGGGCAGAAGGCCTCTCTCCCAGGTGTCAGTCTTCGTCGGGGGTGTGGCGGATGAGGAGCGGGAGGATACGGCCCTGGTCGTCTGGGGTCAGCGACAG